TGACGCTGGTGCTCGGCCTGCAGCTGCTTCTCGGCGGTGTTGTCTTTTTCCGGCGTCGTAGTGGTCCTGGTGGGGGAGGTCTTGGTGCGCTTGTGGCCAGTCACCGTCACCTCTCCTATCTCGTTGATGGTGTCGGCGGTGGCTGCTGCCTGCTGTGCTATCTTCTGTCCGGCCTCGGTCATGCGCTGCTCTACGGCGGTGATAGAACTATTGATTTCAGCCAGTGAGGCACGCACCACTCCTATGACTCCTGCGTGTATGTTGAAGAGTCCTCCTTCTCCATATTCCTTTTCCAGCTCCTGCAGCTTCATCTCTGCCTTTGCACGCTGCTTGTACAGCTCGGTCAGCTCCTCCTCGTAGGCTGCCATGACCAGCTGCTGGCGGCGACGCTTCAGATAGTCGTCGATGGCCTTCGTGTTATTGCGGGTGATACGCCCCTCCTCGTCGATGAGGGCGTTGTATTCCGGAATGATTTTCTTCAGCTCGTCAATGGCCTGTCGCCGCTGATCCACGCTCAGGGTATTGTCGTTGATGGTGGAGGTAAGCAGACGGATCTTTCCCTCCTCGGCGGCCATCTGCTCTGCGGCACTGGCTTCTGCCCTGTTCATGGCGTTCTGTGCTGTCGTAGCTTCATCGGCCCTCGAGCTGAAGAGTCCCAGTGCTGCAGCTCCGGCGCTGACCAGCCCTACAAACAGACCCATGGGATTGGCCTTCTGTGCCAGGTTCAGGGCTCGTTGTGCCTTCTCGGCTAACCAGGTCTTCGCCGCCCGCAGCGCCTCGGCAGCGGCGTGGGCTTTCACGGCTACAGTGTAAGCCACCACCGCCGCAGTCAGCGTGATGATAATCTTATGGTTCTCGGCCAGGAAGCCCAGCACCTTGGCTCCTCCGGTGAGGATGACGTTGAAGACGTTGGCCACGGCTTCGGCTATAGGCAGCAGCTTGCGGCCCAGCTCCAGCATGGCGTTCTGCTGCTGGGCGGTGGAACGTGCGGCGCGGTCGGCGGCGGTCTCCACGTAGTCGCCGGCGGCCTTCATGTTGCGCTGTATGATGTTGGCCACGGCCTGGGTCATGTCGCCTGCGGTCTTCATCTCCTCGTCAATCTCGCTGGCGGAGATGCCCAGATTGTCGAGAATCTGCTTTGACTTGCGTCCCAGACCGGTGACGATGCTGTTTACCAGGTAGTCCACACTTTGGCCGGTGTCCTTGGCTTTCTGCTGGGCATAGGCGAGAAAGCTGCCCAGCTGCTCCACGTCGAGATTAAAGTCCTTGAACTGCACGGCCTGACGCATCAGCTCCAGGTCGCTGACGGTGCCGTGGGTGGCCTCGCGCAGGTTGTCGAGCAGTCCGGGCTGGTCGATACGCTGAAAGGCCATCTCCACACCCTCGGCGGTACGGGCCAGCTCGGTGGCCTGGCCTACCATGTCTTGCAGTTTAGAGACAATTTTTCCGGTGAACGAGGAAACGATGGACAGCTGACTGAATCGCCGTAAAAAACGGTCCCACGGTCCCTCTTGTTGTTCTAATACGTCTTCTGTTTCCTTCAGCTTTTGATTCAGCTCTCCGATACGGCTCTTGGTGGTCTTGATGTCGTTGGCATAGCGGTTGAACTCCTCGTCGTTGGGGTCACAGTCCCTGAAGGCGGCTTCCAATGCCTGCAGACGCTCGGTGAGCTGACTCACTGACAGCTGACTGAGGTCGGAGTCGTTGTGCAGCTGCAGCGTCTCCTTGCGCAGGTCTTTCATACGACGGTTTACGTCGTCCAGCTCCTGCTTCAGTCCTGCGTATGCCTCGTTGTCGGGCGCCAGGTTGTTCAGCACTGCACTCAGGTCACGGGCCCTCTGCCGCAGGTCGTTCAGGCTCATCTTGTAGATATCTGCTGACTGTGTGGTCTGCTGCATCTGCTTCTCCAGCGCCTGCATGTGCTGCACCTGGTCGGTGAAAGTCTGCGACAGCTGCTGCTGACGGTCGCGCGTCTCGTCGATGCCGGTAATGGTGTCGGCGATGCTTACGTTGAGCTTTTCCAGCTCCTTCTGCTCTTTCTTCGACGGCGACTCCTGTCGCAGCAGCTCCTCCCGACGCTGACGAAGACCGGCCAGCTTTTCTTGCATGCTGACAAGTGACTTGCTGTTGGCGTCGAGCTCCTTGCGGGTCTTCTCGGCCTGGCGCTGGCTCTCCTTCAGGTCGTCGGACAGCTGCTGTATCTGCTGCTGATCGTAGTTAGGCTTCACGTTGAAGCGCAGGTTGATGACATCTACTGTATTCATAAAAAAAACTACCTTTATGCTGATGGTAGCACAAAGGTAGCGTGTATTTTGTTAAACTAAAAAGACACTTACATAAAGTAGTAATAAAGGTAAGAATAGTCGTCGTTGACTTTTGTTCTATAATTTCTCTGCTTCTTTTTCTTCTTCGGCTTATTTTTGAGGGCAGGGTCTGGCTTGGTGAAGAGCAGCCCTATTACGAAGCCGAACACCGCGGAGGCGAAGAGTATGAGCAGAGTATTCATTGTGTCATTAGCTTTGTTGGTGCAAAGATACAAAGAAAAGCCGGAAAATGCAAGTCTTCGGCTCTATTTAGACAGATTCTGCTTTGCTTCGTTCAGTATGCCGCGTATGCGCTGCAGCTCCTGTTGGCTCATGCCTGCGGCTATGCGGCGGATGAGCCGCCCGTAGCCGGCGTAGCGGTTGCGGTTGTACCACTCCACTTTCTTTGGTCGGTGGTTCCGGCTGCTGAAGGCCTGGCTGCGATTGCTGTCGGCGGTGCGGTTGCGCTTGCGGCGGCGTGCCATGATTTCGGTCAGTCGTCCGTAGGTGAGGAAGCTGATGGTCATCTCCACGCCGCCGTCGATGCCGGTCGACGTGGTGCCGTAGTCGAAGCTGTCTATCAGGTCGCCGCTGAGCACGTGGCCGCCACGCTCCAGTGCGTCGACGAAGCGGTCAATGAGCCACTCGCCATGCTGCGACAGCTCTTCGCGGATGAATAGCTCTATCTCTTTGATCTCATCGCTCATAGTACATCATATTTGGTTGTCGTTCCACCGTCCGTCGTCGAGCCATGCGGCACCGTCGTCCCAGACGCCCTTTGTCAGCACCCAGCGCTTCTCTATCGTCTCGTCACTCACGGCGATGGGGTGACAGGTGACGCGCCACAGCGGACTGCGGCCCTCGGCGGTGACCGTCTCCTCTACGTCGCGCACCACATATCGCTGCCCGCGAATGTTGTACACCTGGCGCACGTCGATGCGGTTGGGGTCGAAGGTGTCGAAGGTTACGGTGCGCGAGGTGTCAATCTGATAGGCTCCCTGGTAATAGTCCGTGTCGAGGTCTTGCAGGCGGAGTGAGCCCGGGGCCCAGTCTCCCGTGAAGCCCGTCTGGTAGTCGGGGTCGCTGCTTGGGTGTAGCTGCAGCTGCACCTGGGCGTGGCGGTCGTCGGTGTAGGCCACCGGCAGCAGGTCTATGTTGTGAGGCACTTCCCTTATCCTTACGCCGCAGTAGAAGGCACAGTACAGGTCACCGGCCTGACTCTCTTTCTTGGCGTAGCTGTTAATGGCCTCTATGGCGTTCTTGGTGTCAGAACCCGGCTGGTCGGTACTGATACTGTTGTTGTGGTAGCCGTCGGTGGTGCCCAGGTCGATGACCTCCAGCCCATACTCGCCGAGGTAGGCCATGGGTGCGGGCGTGATGGCCAGTTCCAGCGTCGCCGTAGTGTCGGCGCGGTCGAGGTCACAGAACTGGTTGACTTCTATCCAGTAGGTCTCGGTCATCGTCTGGGTGCCTTTCGTATATTCGCGCTGCACCCTCACGTAACACCGGTCCGTCGACGTGTCGCGGTAGACGGCGGTGGTGGGCGGGCCCGTCACCTGCAGTATCTCGTTCAGGCTGGCATAGTCGATGATGGTGGCTGTTTCGAGGAACCCCTCTGGCAGCTTCATAACCTTATCGTGCTGGTGACTCGGCAGCTCGTAGCTGACATCGCACGTAGAGAACTCAGCTTCGCGGCTGTCGTCATCCACAAGCTCTGCCTCGTATGCGTCCACTACGTTGTTGAGCTTTATCTGCTTTGACTCTAAATAGTATGTCGACTTCTTTACGATGTCTATGCGCAGGTTCGCTGGGTCGTCGTTATTGGTCAGGAAGACTACGCCTGTGAGCCGCTCCACCTCGCTCAGGAAATCTCCGACCTTCCATCCGGAGAGCATCTTGGCGTATTCGGCGGTGTGCAGGGTGTTGACGATGAACAGGTTCTTGAACTGCGTCTGCTCCAGCTCGTTGACGCCGATGGCATACCCCAGCGCACTCATCATCCTTCTGATGATGGCGCACAGGTAGGGCTGGGCACAGGTGCGCAGGTTGGCGTTAAAGCCCAGATAATTCAGCATGACGCCGTTCTCACTTCTCACCGTGGGCGTGCAGTAGTCTTTGACAGGGTACACGCCGCCGTGGTTGAAGATCTTATAGTTGGGGTCGTACTGGTATGTCTCATGCTCGGCTTCACCCATGTCAAGGTCCTCTATCTTCCTGTCTTGCCCTACCAGCCAGTTTAATTCGCTCTCGCCGCTGACTATCTGCACCGACACGGTGTCGTGCGTCCAGCGGGTGATAACCTCAGTGCCGCGACAGTACACCCGCCCGTCGGCCATGAGTATGGCCTTGCGTCCGGTGTACACCTGCTCGGTGCGGTTCAGGCGGTTCAGAAACCCGTACAGGTCGAGGTTGATGTGGTTGTCCAGTCGCAGCTGCACATCGTAGGTATATTCGCCCGACTTCGTGAAGAAGGGGTTCTCGCGCTTTACGGTGACGCTGAAGCTGGCAGGCAGCACGGCTTCGATACCGGCTATGAAGAGCTGTGTCATGTGGGGGGATTTACGATTTACGGATTTTCGATTTACGATTTAACAGACCTGCACGCAGTAATTAAGCATTAAGCATTAAGCATTAAGCATTACATCCACGGTCCGCGGTTGTCGGCCAGGTGGAAGAGGATGCTCAGTCCGTTGAAGCCGCCATACTGGTTGTACTCCCATTCGATGTTCATCGGCTGGCTGCCGTCTACGGCTTCGCGGTCGCAGAACGTCTCCATGTCGTTGGCGAGCAGGTGGGCGATGTTGGCCATAAAGCGCTGCAGGCGTGCCAGGCGTTCCGCCTCTTCCGTCGTACCCTGCTTGTCCTTCGGCATCTTCTCCAGCACCATCAGCAGGCACTCGCCCCGGCTGTGCCAGTAGCCGTTGCCGCTGTCGCTGAGCCGTGCACCGGGTATAGAGCCGCACACCACGATGCCTGTCTGGTCCTTCAGCAGGTTGATGAGCTGACTCTCAGTGATGGCCAGGCGCACGGTGTAGCTGTTCACGTCGGCGCGGCGGGCAGCAGCGGCGGTCAGCTCGCTGATAAACTGCATATAGTCCTGTATTGCTATCATACCAATTCTTTCATTTTATTTCCGAATTTCTCAATTTCTCTCCCAATTTCTCCATTTCTCCATTTCTCACAGTCCCTGTCTTGGGTCGGCCATACGGAAGCCAATCTCTATGGGAGACATCCCCATGGAGCTGCGGACGATACTGAAGTTCGACTTGGTGACAACGATGGGCAGCCACTGTCCATGCATCCACACCTCGGCCTTGCGCGAGGTGATGAAGTCGTACCACGAGGCATACTCCGCCATGGAGTGTACAGCTCCGGAGCGCAGCGTGTACTCGTCCTGCTGCTCTACGCTGTAGCGCGTCTGCAGACCGTACATCACCGCCTGCTGGTCCTGGAAGGCGGGCTTCACCTCCAGCGGCTGCGTGGTCATCATGGTCTGCGGCACGTCGTAGCGGTTCAGGAAGCGGACGCTCACGGCGCGCTCCGAACAGGTGGTGTGGTCTATCCACAGCGTCAGGCCGTCGCCTATGCTGTACTGCCCTCCGCCCATCTGTGCCGACAGGTAGCCCAGGGCGTCGGTATAGACGGCTGCCGAGCCGCTGATGCGGGTGCAGAGTGCCTCGCCGTCGGCTATGAAGGCTCCATTGCTTGCCACCGCCACCAGGTCGCCGGCGGCCATGACGGTCTTCGTGCCGCGCGGGTCGGCGGGGTTCCGCAGGCGCGAGGCAAACAGCTGCTGCTCGAACTTCTGGGTACCCACGGCGATGCTGGCCAGCGCCGTGGCGTGTTCCTGCGGACCGGCCTGTAGCTCGCCGTAGATGGCGGCCTCGAAGACGGCGCGCAGGCCGCGCACGGTGATGATCCCGTCGGCGGGTGAGTAGTGCTCGCTCAGTATGACATTGTCGCCGACGCTGGCGGTGACCGCCACGCTGTCTGCCGAGCTGACGACGAGCGTACCCATGTCGGCCACGAACTTGGTATTGAAGGGACTTTGAGACATCTCTTTGGATTTTCGATTTACGGATTTTCGATTTACGATTTGTCAGTCTTGCGCGCAGCTTATTAAGCATTAAGCATTAAGCATTAAGCATTAAGCATTGCTACAGCCGCATGTATTTCTGTCCGGACTGGTTGTCGGGCATCTGCAGGTGCTGGTATTCCTGTCCGGCAGCCTGGTCGCGCAGGGTACGCATCTCGTTCAGCCAGTAGTGCTGTTCCTTCGACAGGCGCTTCAGGTATCGGTCCAGCTCGTCGGCGCCGGGCTGCTGACGCTGGTTGCCGCCTCCGTCGCTCTCTATGGCTTTCATCATGCCGTAGGGCAGGGCCTGTACGGCGGTGCGGCGTCCCATCAGCGCCACGCCTCCCAGTGCCACGGCCATCTGTGCGGCATGCTGCAGGTCGTCGTCCTGCTTCTCCAGCGCGTCCCATCCGTCGCCGTAGGCACGCTTCACGTACAGCTGGCTGTTCCACAGGAAGGGTATGAGGCGCTGGTAGAGCCACGGCGACGGGTCGAGCCCGGTGAGGAAGGCCAGCGTGTCGGCATCCTTCACGATGAGGGCCTGCGAGCGCAGGTACAGCCCGGTCTGCTGGAAGCCGGCTTCGTCGCTGAGCGCGTCGATCAGCCGGTCCAGGGCGCGGTAGTACTCCTCCAGGTGTGCGCGCTCGTCGCGTGCCAGCTGCCACTCGAAGGGCCTTGCCTCGTTCTCGCGGTCTATCTTCGCCTTGCGCCCGTTAGTCTCGTGGCTCAGGTCGTTCAGCCGGTAGTAGCGCATGGCGGCCATGTAGGCCACGGCCTGCCGGGCGGCCAGCAGGGCCTGTTCGTTGACGCCGTCGAAGCTCTGCAGCCCTATGGTGCGCAGCAGCTCCTGTTCCACGGTGGCCACCAGGCCTTGTATCTTCGTGAAGTCGCTGTTGGCATAGTACGAGGCGGTGAGCTCGCGCATCTGTTCGGAAGAGGTGATAATCATATCGTGTTCGTGAATTGAGATTTGATGATTTATTTGCTTTTCTTCAGCTTCAGCAGCTCTTCATGGTCCATGAGCAGCTTTAGCAGCACGGTCAGCAGCGGCGTGTGGTCTACCTCGTCGGCAGTGCCGAAGACGTGGGTCTGTGCCAGAGTCAGCCGTATGCGTTCCAACGATCCTCCCTTGCCACCGTCGCCGTCGCCTTGGAACAAGGGTGCGAACTCCACGCTCTCGCCGCCTATGGTGTAGGTGTCCTCGGCCAGGCTCGCCAGCAGCGAAGTCATCCAGGCGTAGGCTCCCCATTGCTGCCATGGCTGCAGGCGGCGGCCTCGCTCCACGTAGGCTGTGATGCCGTCGGCATCGTAGGCCTGGCGTCGGCCTTGGCCGTCAGCAGGTCGCCACAACAGACCTGCCAGGGCGCGCAGGTGGTTGGGGTTCTCGGGGTCTTGCTCGTACTGTGTCAGGATGGTGCAGGCCAGGCGCCACTCGCCGAAGAGCATGTCCTGTCCATAGCTGGCGGGACCGTGCAGGCCTTCTGCTTCGCCCATCAGCTGCAGGGGCGTGTCCTGCACCAGGGTGAAGCTGCCGTCGTCCTGTCCGCGCCACAGCCATGTCAGGCTGTCGGCCACCCTCGCCACCAGCAGCAGGTAGTCGGTGCGGCGGCCACGGGGAGCGGTCACACCACGGCGGGCCAGTTGTCGGGCGGCGGTCAGCCGGCGGGCATCGGCCAGCGTGGCACGCACCCTGCCGTCGGCCATCTGCTGGCGCACCACCAGCGCGTCCTTCCAGTCTTGCGGGGTCAGTTCCTCGAAGGCGGAGGGCAGTTCAATATATCTCTTCTTTGTCTTCATAGCTACTGCTGGTTGGTCAGGCGGTGGGCGGCGCTGACGTTGTCCTCTTTCTGTATGACCTTGTGGTAGAAGCCCAGCCATAGGTCGCGCTTCTCGGGAAAGTTGATGTGCAGGGCGTCGTTCAGTGCCTCCAGGCATATCTCCTCCGGGATGCGGGTGTCGGCGCCGTAGAAGATCTTCAGGGCGTAGAGCATCTGACTTCCGCTGTCGCTCTTGCCGTCGATGATGATGTTGCTCAGTGCGGGGCTCAGTCCCATGGCGCTGGTGGTGGCGCTGTCGGCCATGCGGCTCACGTCCTTCTGTGCCTGTATGTATTTGTCCAGGTTCAGCTCTATGGGCTCTATCTTCCATGTCTGCGGGTGTCCGTTGGGGTCTATGAAGTCGACGCACGAGAAGAACTTTCCGGCGTTCTGCTTGCCGGCCATCACATTGGCTATCTGCTGCGTCACCTTGTCGCGCAGCTTCTCCATCTGTGCCGCCACCTGCTGGTCGCTCCATTCGGGATGGTCGGCCTCCAGGGCTTGCTGCTTCTGGCGCCAGTATTCCTCGGGCTCGTGCACGATGTAGGCGGCAGCGATGACGTTGTCGTTCAGGGCGCGTACTATCTCGGCAATGTCGTTGGCGTCCTGCATCCATGGTATGCTGCCGTGGAAGGAGCTGATGGCATAGAGGTTGCGTCCGAAGCTCCGCATGGAGTGGTAGGCCACGGCCACCTCGGCGGTGGTGGGGTCCCACTTATCGAAGACGGGGTACAGCTGCAGCTGACGCCACCGCTCCATGTCGCCCACCAGCACCTGTCGTATGTCCTGCAGGCGTGGCGTGCGGTCGGGGTCGGGCCACACCAGGCGACAGTCGCTGCTGGGCAGGCACTCCAGGCTGGCCACCCACGGGCGCCCTATGCGCACGGCCTTCCCCATCCGGTAGCGGGTGAAGTGTCCCTGCAGGTGCACGTATTCGGTCAGCACCTCGCGCGCGTAGCGCTGCACGTCCCACGAGTCCAGCCAGCGCTGCACCTCGGCATCCTGCGTCCACTGCTGCTGCAGCTCGTTCTGCTCCACCACGGGGCGGTACAGCTGCAGCCCCTGTCCGTAGATGAGCCCCACCTTGCGGGCCAGTATGCCGGGGCCTATGTTGTTGCGCTCCAGCAGGTCGCGCACCATGCGCGGCATCTGGTCGTCGGGGCCCCAGGGCACCACCTGCACCGGCCCTACCGACTGCGGGTCTTTGTCCCATGAGCGGCCGTCGAAGTCAAAGAAGCTGCTCAGCTGCTGTGCGCCGGTGCGCGACGACAGACCTACGGCGAAGGTCCCGTTGTTGGTGCTCACCATGGTGAAGCCGCCGGCGCGGTCTACTATCTTTCCGTTCTTAATAGTTTCCATATATGTCTCCAGTCTTTATGCATCCTCATTCTTTCCGTTCACATACTCCCCCTTCTCGTTAAAGTCCTTCAGACGGCGCAGCAGCCATGCCGGGACGATGGGGATGATGGCGTTCACGTTCTCCAGCACCGAGATGCCCTCGCGGATGAGCATGAACACGCACAGGTACTCGCCCACCCACTGCGTGGCACCCACGGTATGGCCCTGCACGGTGTAGTGGGTCAGCACGTTGCTGGTGATGAGCAGCAGCAGGTATACCAGGATCTTCCGGCAGAACTTCCGCCAGAAGCTCTCGCTCGATATGTCTTTGTGCAGCCAGTGCTTCACCAGTCCGGCAACAGTGTCGACGGCAACGGCAACGGCCACCCAGCGGGCAAACTCCCAGTCCTGGTAGATGTAGTTCAGGAAGTTCACCCCTATGGTCAGGGGAAGGGCGCCGACGAGGGCGCAGAGGGTCTTGAACATATTTATATATCTCTTTTTCTTGCAAAGATATATAAAGAGAGGTGTAGTGGAAAAGACATAAAACCCCGGCGCAAGGCTCATGCGTCGGGGTGCACGTCACATTTCCGAGGCCGCCGGACGGGTGCGGTTGCACTTCTTCCTCGGGGCGGGCCGGACCGAAACGTGCCACACTGCAGGCGCTTTTTTATTTTTCACCTGCAAAAAGCCCATAAAATGGGCGTTTCAAAAGATTGGTTTTTAAAAAAAAACCCGTTTTCTGCCGTTTTTCTTCAGAAAGTCGCCGTTTTTGGGGTAAAAAACATGCCCGCAGGTCACCCAGCAGGCATGTTTTCCTTTCATTTGCTTGTAATTTGCAGCTATTTAGGGTCGAGGGAGGCCTGCTGGCCGAAGCTCTGCCAGATGTTCACCCATTCGCGGCGCATGATGAGGTATTTCATGGCGTCGGTGAGGTTCGTCGACTCCTGGGGCAGGCGGTGGGTGGGCAGCTTGTCGCCTTTCTTCTGCTTCCGTATGTCCTTGCGTCCGGTGCGCTTGTCCTGAGCCACCGTGATGGGGGTTGTCTCCATCTCGGACTTCAGGTTGGGGCAGTTCTGGGCGTCGATGAGCAGCACGAACAGCCGCTTCTGCAGCTGACGGGCAAAGAGGGCACTGAAGAAGTTATATTCGTTATGACTGTAGATGTCTCCCTGTCCCAGTGACATCAGCTGCACGCGCCAGCCAGTGCGCTTGCCGTCGGCAGCGGTCTCTATGGCACGCTTGATGCGCTGTGCCATGGCGTTGCCCTGCCGCTGGTAGTTGTTCATGGCCCGGTCGTAGTACAGGCGCAGCAGCTTCGTGCGGTGCGGTGCGAAATATTCCAGGAAGCGGTCGGCCAGCTGGCGCTCGTTGTCGGGCGGCAGCGTGTATATCTCTTTCATCACCCGGTATTCGCGGCCCAGCTGCTGACCGAAGACCATCGACTTCATGTTGCCGTCGTCCATGCCGCCGTCCAGCGGCCGCTGCGGGTCCAGGTAGCGCAGCACCGAGCAGTCCGGCTCCCAGCCGTAGGGGTGCTCGTCCAGGACTTCATGGCGCACGCCGTCCTGGTAGAAGTCACGGGCGCTCAGCGTGGTGTAGAACAGCTGGTCGGCCTGCATCTTCTGTGGAATGCTGAGCAGGTTGGTGTCTATGCCCTCCAACCCGGCGGCAATCTCCTCGCTGAAGAACTCCTCGCCCAGCACGTCGGCATTGATGAGCGTGCTGGCCACCAGGAAGAGGGTGGTGTCGCTCCGCAGCTGCCGCCATCGCTCCTCCCATCGTTGCAGTGTGCGCTGGGCGTTGCGCTGCTCCTGTGCGTCGTCGCCCTCCTGTGCCTCTGCCCACCGGCGGCGGGCCTCGTTCACGGCCATGCCCACCTGCAGCAGCACCTTCACCTTCTCTTTGTCCATCAGCCGCGCCAGCTTCATCACCCACGTGTACTCGCCGTGGTGGTTGGGATTGGGCATGTCGGTGGTCAGACTCAGCGAGCGATACCAGGGGCTGTCGCCGTAGCGGGCCCGATAGCCGCGCACGGCCTTGCGGATGTTGGTAAACTTCTCCTCGGGCCAGTATTTCACCTCGTCGCCGAACAGGCCCACATAGGAGCGGCCGGCACCGATGCTCGGACGGTCCAGCGAGACGAAGGTGAAGGTAAAGCCGTTCCAGAAGGTCATCACCTGCTTGTACTTGTCTATGATGTTGTACATCTGCCGCTGCCACTCTACGGGCGGCAGACGGTCGATGACGAAGTGGGTGCCCTCCTCCCACCCCAGGAAGCGCAGGCCTTCGAGTACTGAGGGGATGACGTTCTTGTGCAGGTTGGAGTAGGTGTCGGTGACCCATACGAAGGGAGCGCCGGGGCACTCCTGTACGGCCTGCTGTATGCGCATGGCCTGGAACTGGGTGGTCTTCGCACTGGCACGCCCCAGCACGCCTATGAAGTTCTGTGGCATGCACAGCGCTGCCATCATGGCATACTGGTTGATATATCTATTCTCCTGCGACTTCATTGGCAAGTTCTATGCTGCTGTCCAGCACCTGGTCTATGTCTAAGGGCGTGGCACCTATCTCCATGGCCAGCCGGTCGCGGTGCTTGGCGGGCAGCTGCTTCAGGTAGGGGTTCTCAAGGATGGCACGCCGGTCGGTGGCGGGGATGCCTACGGCCTGGGCGTTGGTGCCGTAGATGTTGATCTGGGTGTTCGTCTGCTGCGGGCCGGGCTGGTCGTCGCGCTCACTGAGCCGCTTCAGCGCTGCCGCCTGCTTGATGATTTTCACGTAGGCCTCGTAGTCCTTCGCGCGGGCGATGCACAGCACCTTGCCCTCGTCGTCGATGCCGATATTGGTCTGCTCCCACAGCCGGGCGACGTTCATCAGCTTCTGGAAGAGCACGTTGCGCCAGGCTTCCTGGCGTATGTGGTCGGTCTGGTAGAACAGGTTCACGGCCTCCCATACCACGCGCTCGGCCACATGGCGCGTGCAGCCGCGGTCGTGTTCCAGCCACTCGCGGGCCTGCTGGCGGCCTTCCTTGCGCACCACGCCGATGGTGGCGTAGAGCAGCTCCTCGTACTGCCGCTGCTCCTCGCTCAGCTCGCCCTTCGAGCCGCCTGCAATGTAGTCCTGAAGGTCTAAAAAATAGCTTTCTTTGTAGTTGCTCATTGCTTATCTGTCTTATCCTCGCCCAGCAGGCGCCCTATCTCCTGCAGCTGCAGCTCGTACTCCTGAATGCGGCTGCGGCGCACGGCATCGAGATGGGGCTTCGTGCCTTTCTCTATCTCACGCTTCGCACGCCAGATGTTATCACGGCATCGCTGCTGCTCCTGCATCAGCTCGCGCGTGGTCTTCGCGCGCAGCGTACTCAGCTGGCGCCACTGCTTCAGGTAGGGGTGACGGCCCAGCAGGCGGCGGTGCTGCTGGTAGTAGTCCAGCTCGGCGGTGCAGCTGCGGTTGTCCAGATAGGCGTCTATCAGCCGGCCGGCCACGTCGGCACACTGCTCCAGGGTACTGCACCGGCGCAGCTGCGGGTAGAGGGCGCTGTACTCGTTGTAGCGCGAGATGCGGTGCCCCACCAGGGCGTGCAGCTCGGCAGGGCAGTCGGGCTCGTTCAGGAAGGGGTAGCGCTGCCGCAGGGTGACATACTGCCGGGACTGCGGCACGGCGGCAGGCGCGGCGGAGGGGACGGCGGATGCCGGAGTGGCAGGCGCGGCGGATGCCGGAGCGGAGGGGTGGGGGGCAGACGCGACGCGGGGCCGAGCTGACTTCCCCCGAGGCTGGTGGGGACGCAGCTGGCCCAGCGTTCTCTGCCCTGATATGAAGTCTATCATAATGGGCAATAGTAAGTGAGTGGGGTCACTCGCCGGGGCTTGTGAGGCCCAGGTAGCGGTTGATTTCGGCGTTGTCGGTCGCGGGGATGGCCGACTTGTCGATGATGCCCGCGGGCCATGTGCGGCCGGCGGTGCGCAGCTCGAAGTTGTTGCGATGGGCCTCGCTGGTATCCTCCTCGGTGGCCGTCTGCATGGTCAGCGGGGCACAGGGGGTGCCGTAGACCTTGGCGGTGGTCTCGTCGCTGTCGCAGCCCACCACAATGGCGCCCAGGTTGCCGTTCACGTTGTTGGCCTTGAACTCAGCTATCTCCAGCTCAGTGCCGGGGTGCTGGAAGTTCACGTGGTGGATAAAGCCGCGGGCGTAGGCGTCGCCCTCCACCTCGTCGCCGGCGTCGATGCTCGACTGGTCGACGAAGATGCCGATGGGCTTCACCGTGGCGTCGGCGGCGGTGAGCGACGTCACCTTCACGCCCTTCTCGTCGCGAACCATGGTAAACTTGTCGAAGTCGAAGACGACGACGATGTTCTTCTTGCCACGGGGCATGCCGGGGTTCTGACCCTTCTTCTGCACGCTCACCATGCTGTATGTCTCGTTTGCCATAACTGTCTTGTTTTTTTTGCGGTCACATCAGCGTCCTGTCTTAAAACGGGCGGCCGCCGTCGTCGCGACTGCGACCGCCCCAAAACAATCTACTGAAAATTAACCAATCTAACTATAACCTGAAAACTAATACTATAAGTAAAAAAAGTACGCTCACAGTCTGCTGTGTGTGCACCCTGGCGCCACGGGTCAGCCCTCGCCGTTGCCCTCGCCGTTGCCCTCGCCGTTGCCCTCGCCGTCACCGTCGGTCACCAGCTCGGGGTTGATATAGGCGAAGATGGCTTCGGCAATCCAGAAGCCGGTGCCCTCCCACCACTCGCCGAGCACGTCGACGTTGTAGTGGCTCTCCACGAAGCGCAGCGTCACGTTCTGCGGGTTGTGGCTCATCAGGTGCTTGAAGTTCTCCTTCGGGGTGATGAAGAAGCAGCCGGTGCCGCGCATGCCCTCGCACTCGCCGAACTCGAAGTTCGAGAAGTCGATGTCGTTCTTGTGGGTGCCGTCCTGGTTCTTCAGCCACTTGTACTCCTCCAGGTACTCGCGGCGGTAGGCGTCGGCGAGCACGGGGTCGATGTGCACCTTCATGGCCTTCTTGGCATAGAGGGGGTACTTGTCGCTCACCTCCTTCACGGCGGCGTCGACGATGGCGCGCACGTTCTTCTGTGCGGGGTCCACCTGCTTGCCCTTCTGCAGCCAGCGCACGCCGCTCAGCTCCTCGCCCTCGGCGGCGGCAGCATCGGCGGCATACAGGTCGCAGAGCTGCGTCAGGTAGCCGTCCATGGCCTGCAGCGGAGTGCTGGCGCTGTACTTGCCCTGACCGTCGGGCTCGCTCTCCACGAAACGGCCTACGGCCAGCGCCTGCTCGCGCTCCTCGTCCAGCTTCGGGAAGATGAGCTGGGTCAGGATGTAGCGCACCACGGGCATGGACTGCAGGGTCTTGGCCTGCTCGTCGTACAGGTAGCCCAGCACATCCTCCATGATGTCGCTCGGCTTGATGGGAACGTTCAGCTTGCACTTGAAGTTCCGGATGCGCAGCGGGTGGAACTTGGCAGCACCGCTGGGAGTCCACTCCGGAACGAACTGCTGCAGCACGGTGCCCACGATGCTGGCCTGCGAGGCACGCACCTCGGTCTTGTCGGTGATGATGGTCGACATGTACTGCGTCGACTCGGTCTGACCGAAGAGCGAGCGCAGGATCTCCAGACGGTTCTGCTCGACATACTTGCCGAACTCTTTCTTCAGCTCCTGGGTGTCGATGGTGCTGTTGCCGCTGTAGGCGGCGGAGACCTTACCCTGCAGGTAGTCGGCCAGGAAGCGGTTGTGCTTCAGGCTCAGGTCCACACCGGCCTTCTTGGCAGCCTGCTCGAAGGCAGTCAGCTCCACCTTTGTGCCCTCGTCGGCGGCGGGCTGCTTCTCCAGCTTGGCAATGATGCCCTGCAGGTCCTTCTGGCTCTTCTCCAGCTCCAGAATCTTGTTCTGCAGGCGGGCCGTCTCCTGGCGGCTGGCATCCAGGGCCAGGCGCTCGGCGGCGCTCAGGGGCTCAACGTCGGCCTCGCCGTAGCGGGCCAGGTCGGCAGAGAATCCGTTGACGAACTGCTCGCCGTAGCTGGCGGTCAGCTTCGTCTTCTGCTCGTCGGTAAGGAAGAGCTTGCCTTCCTTGTCTTTACTGAAATTCTGGATGCCGAGGACCGACATGACCCAGCCGGCAACCATCTTGAATTCTTTCTTCATAACTTAATAACAACTATATAACTAACAACAATTTATGCTTTCATGTGCGCATGCTTGCTTTAACCTGCCGTCAGGCGGCGCAGCTCAGCGTCGGCGGCCCGGCGGCGCACCTCGCCGACGGCGGTGTCCATGGTGCCTACCTGGTCTATCAGGCCCACGCGCAGCGCATCCTTGTGCATGAACATGCGGCCGCTGAGCAAGCCTTCCGTCTTCAGGTCGAGCCCGCTGCGGTGCTGCTTCACACACTCCTGGAACTGACGGGCCAGGGGGTCCAGCTCCTCTTCACGGATGGATTTGTAGTCGCCCTTCAGGGCAGCCTCGAAGGGGGCGTTCTTGTGCTCCGACAGGCTGCTGTAGATGGTGTGCAGCTTCACGCCGTGCTGCTCGTAGTACTGAGTATAGTCGGCTATCCGGGTCATCACGCCTATGCTGCCAAACTCGGCGCTGATGTCGTTGTTGGCCACGATGCTGTCACAATGGCAGGCCACATAGTAGGCGGCCGACGCGCACAGGTCACAGCTGGCCACTACGGGCTTGCCCTGCTGCTGCACGCTGGTGATGGCCTGCACCAACGGTGCCACGGCATCGACGCAGCCACCGCCGCTGTCCACGTCGAGCACGATGCCGACGACGGCATCCTGACGGGCAGCCTCCAGCATCAGCTGGGCCAGCTCCTCGGTGCCATACTGGCAGGGGGTGCTCTCCTTTACCATGGAACCACGCAGCGGCACCACGGCCACCACACCACCCCCGGCACCACCCCCGGCACCGGCGGCAGCGGCACGCAGCTCGGCGGAGGTAGCCAGCACGGCATGGCCGTCGGCGGCCATCAGGCAGGCACGCACGGGGGTAGAGGGCTTCGCGTCGGAGCCGAACAGCTGCGGGTCGTGCTCCAGCAGGCGCAGCACCATCAGGCCGTAGCCCTCGGCGGTACGGGGCAGGATGAAGAAGGGGCGGGTGAGTATACTGCGGTAGAGGGGTGAGAATTTCATGTTGTATTTCCTGTGTAAAATGTTTTATGCCACAAAATTAAGCAATAAAGGCGGAGCGCACAAAGACGCTCCGCCGGGGTATATACGGCCCTGCTGCCGGTGTTCACGGGCGCACGTCGGGCTCGCTGCCATCGCTGCCTGACCCGCTGCTGCCTGATCCGTCGCTGACGCCGGAGGTCAGGAAGCCGCCGTTAAGCAGGTAGTCGCCGATGGGCATGCGCTGCTTCACACGCACCTCGCGGCTGCCGTCGCCGCCGGAGGTCTTGTCTACCTCCACGTAGTCGCGCAGACGCAGCGAGCAGCGGGCCTTGAAGTTGCGCGACGTCAGGTTAAGGATGTTATCGCCCACGGGGCGGAAGCGGATGTGCACGCCACGCACCGCCTGGTCGGCACCGGCGCTGACCAGCTCCTGCAGGTTGTCGTAGCCGCGCGAGGCCTCCAGCGTGGGGTAGAAGGTGCCCAGGCCGTCGAGCTGGATGCCAACGCCCTGCGACAGCAACTCGGGCACGCACTTCGACAGCTGGCCCAGCACCAGCTGCACCACCTCGAGCGTGCACAGCGACCCGTGGTCGGCAATGTGCTGGGCCAGGCCGCGCGTGCTCAGCGTGTTCTTCACGTAGCTCACGGCATAGAGCTGGCCGTAGTTCTTTGACTTCTGATTGTTGTTCCGGCGTACGTCGACGGGGAACTCGATGTTCATGTCTGCCATAGCATGTAAGGGTTTAAGGTTTAAGGTTTAAGGTTGTAAGGTTCGCGGTACCGCGCTGCACACCATGAACTGGCGACCTTCACGGCCTGAAGCACGGCAGTTGGCGCCACTGAGCACGGCACTTCGTGCGGCGGAGGTCGCCGGCACCGGCACACGCCATGCCGAGCGTCAGTGTCACGGTGCAAAGGTAGGGGAGGGGAGCCGCCGAATCAAAGACCCGGGCGACGGATGTAGTCGCCACAGAATGAGCGGCAGGGGAGTGGGGGCATGCCGATGTAGTACTGCAGGGAAGCGGGGCTGCAGCACTACAGGCCACACAGTTATACATACGCCCGCGCGGGCGGACAAAAGGCGGCCTGCCGTCTGACTTAAACTTTGTTAAATGCGATGTTTTTGCGGTACCGCTGCCAGTTTTTCAGGAGAGCGTCCTCGTGATCAAGGTCGGTGCCCCACCGCTGCATGAACTGACGGATGAGGTCGCGCTGCAGGTGGCGCCCCTGGCGTGGCTGCAGCATCCACTGGTGCAGGTCGTAGTAATACAGGCGGCGCAGCTGCTGCTCTACCTGGCGCTGACCATCGGGGCCTATATAGTTCCAGTAGGCGGGGTCCTTGCCTACCTCGCCCTCCTGACGGCGGCGCCAGGGCAGCCTGACGGCGAGGTTGGCATCGGCGACGGTCACGCGCCCGCCGCGCGGGGGCTTCTGCATCACCTGCCACAGGCAGTGCCACAGGTCGAAGCTGCGGGGGATGAGCAGCGCACCGGTCAGCTCGTCGCGCTCAAAACGGCGGCGGGCATACTCGGCCAGGAAAGGCTGGACCTTCAGCCTGACGACCATTCGGTGGGGGCGCTTCTCTCGGGGTATCATCGCAGGATATTATTCATAGTTTCGGGGGCATCATCGGTGCATTCCTGAATGCAAAGGTAGTTTTTTTTTCGGAAATTCCTGATTTTTTAGCCGAAAATCTGTATCACAAGTATTTTGCGATGCCCGACAGCCCGCAAACGCCCTGTACATCGGCATTACAGGTGTTACCGGTCAGACCCATGGTCATCTGTAGCGCGTTCTGTATCTGTATACAAACCCGTTAATTTCTGTGAAAATTCGTAAAACGCAATTAAGTTAAATATACTGATACTTTTCAATTTTTAATCTGTATCTGTATAATCTGTAAATCTGTATACTAATCAGTATCTACGCTAAGCGACTGAAATTCAGCTTTTTTCACGGTTCAGCGAATGCCGTTATACAGATATACAGATTTTCGGCTAAAAATAGAGGGTAGGGTAAGGGAAGGGTGTGGCGCCGTTATGTCAGAAAACGGGTGGCCACCAACCGGGAGCGGTAGGCAGCGGCGTGCGGATGGGCACAAAAAAAGAGGAACCGGTCGCCCGGCTCCCCAGATAAAACTTAACGAATCTATGAACCATCGGGGGTTTCTGAATCATGCACTTATTTCATAGGCACCTTCTCTTTCTTATACCTTCTCGTCCTTCACCCCGACGCGGTCAGCAAAGCATCGTTTTCACCGCTGGAGAGCAGGAGAGACAGGGCCTCAGGCCCCGCACCGGCTCAGGTTCAACACTCGAAGTTCATTGTTTGTCTTCATAATCAGTTCTCATGCCGACTTTCACGGCGGGTCGTCCTTTGCGGCCCTGTGGGGTTAATAACAGTATTATGATGCGTTACGCATTCGTATTCCCTCCATCGTCTCCCCAGATCGCGGCATCGGTCTGCTGCAGGCGCTTCTCCTCGGCCACGGTGCGCATGTGCAGCATCACCGTCTGGCGGCGCTCACCGCTGATGGGGTCGATGCTCAGCGACACGTTGCGGCCCTGTGAGTTGCACACGTCGGCGGGGTTCATGGCCGAGATCCAGGGAGCCAGGCGCACGAAGGCCTTCAGGCGCGCCGTGAAGCCCTTGGGCTTGATGGCGACCATGGCGGTGGCCTTCAGGAAGTCCTGGTACACGTTCTGATAGATGAGCTGGTGGTTGACATTCGGGCCGTCCTCGCAGAAGTAGGCGGTGGCCCAGTCCTCGAAGGCCTCGCCCATGTCGGCCTTCAGCTTGCGCTGCAGGATGTTCTTCATGGGCGGCTGTAGCTTCACGTTCTGACCTACCAGCGACAGGTAGAACTGCTCGCACTGCATCAGCAGGTTGAAGTCGGCGTTCCATTCGTCCCAGCTGTACTCCGAGCCGAAGAGGTTCTTCTGGAAGTCGTCGAAGATGCGGCGGGTCTCACGGTACTCAAAGGGGTTGTCATCGGTGCGCTGGTGGTAGTAGTCGCTGAAGGTGAGGTACAGCAGGCGGGCGTCGCTCGACGGGTCGAAGTCGGTGGGCACGTAGTTGGTGCTGAAGGCGAACTTCGGGCTCTCACGGTAGGGGATGGTGAACGACTGCAGGCCCTTGGGGTTGATGGTCATGTCGCCGCTGATGACGTCGTAGAACTGGCTCGCCTGAACGCGCTGCGACAGGTCGTCGACCATCACCAGGCGGGTGTAGCGCGTCACCTGGTCGAAGACGTGGGCGTTGTCCATCAGGTGGTCGTTGCGGCCGCTCAGGCCTACCTGTGAATAGCGCAGCACCTTCAGCGCGGAGAAGAAGAACGACTTGCCGCTGCGGCCGTTGGCCTGGCTGATGCTGTCGGCGACGCGGTTATCCATGGCATAGGGAGCCCACGGCCGCGACGGGTCCTTGTACTGGTGCATCAGGTAGCCCAGGGTGAAGAGCTTCGACAGCAGGCACTGCTCCTGCTCCTGGCGCTGCTGCTCGGTGAGGTGGCCGCCACCGCTGATGTCGAAGTGGTGCAGCTGCAGATAGGCCTCCTGCTGCTCCTCCTGACCGCGGAAGGTGTCTTCTATCTCCTGGCGCCAGTACAGGCGGCTGCTGTTGATGAGATAGCCCAGGTAGTGGCTCCGGCCGGCACCGGGCAGCTCCAGACGGAACAGGGGCTGTCCGTCGGGACCCAGGGCGGGCAGGCGCTCGGCGGTGAACAGGGGCGGCTCCTTGCGGAACTGGTGGGGGATGACATTCTGTGCCCACACACAGCAGCCGTCGGAGGGACGGTCCTGCCAGGGGATGAAGTCATAGCCGTCGCCATGGCAGTGGACGATGCCGTTCTGGAAGAAGAAGTCCTGGCTGTGGGGGGTGTAGCTCTGGAATGACAGGCTCACCTCCTGCAGGGCGCCGAGATAGGCGGGGGTCAGCGACACGTCGGTCAGGATGAGGTTCCTCACGCCGTGGTCCAGGTACACCTGCAGGCCCTCGGCACGGATGGGGCCCCCGGTGTCGGGGTCGCGGTCGCCGGTGCTCCACCGGCGCAGGAACTCACGCATGTCGCGAACGGACTTGCGGTAGACGATGCCCGACTTCACGCGCACGTACACAGGCGTCTCGTCGGGGTTCACACCGTATATCTCGCGCATGAAGCGGTCCTGACTTTCATCGCGCAGGATATGGAAGCCGTTCAGCGAGAGGAAGTGGTGAAGGGCCAGCGCGTCGATCTTGTGGCGGCGGTCGCCGTTCTTCGTCACGGTGGTCACCCAGAACTGTGCCGACACGGCCTGGTCCATCAGGGCGTAGTACTCGTCACGGCTCGGATGCAGGGCGCACCAGTCGCGGAAGTCCTTGCAGGGCCGACCGCGGTTGTCGGTGCTGTCATGCAGGGTCTGGGGCAGCCACACCGTTTTCAGGTCCATGAACTTCAGGGCCTTCTCGGCACCTTTCATGATGCCGGTGGTGTCCAGGTCGGGGATATTGGTCAGCTCACCGGCCAGGCGGATGATGCGGTCGTAGTCCTGACGGTCCAGGTTCGGGGTCTCGCTGTTCAGCCATACGGGCAGGTCGCCGCGGGCCTTCACGCACAGCGCGTCGCGCTCGCCGCTGCACAGCACCACACGGTAGTAGCGCTGCACTCCATGGACGGTGGCCTTCTCGATGTCGCAGATATGCTTCGTGCCGCCCACCTCCTCGTCGCCGTTGGCGGCATTGGCCTCCTTGTTCAGGCGCTCGTGCTCCTTGCGCAGCTCGTACAGGCCGAAGATGTAGCCGCGGGGCTTGGCACCGGCGGGGAACGACATGAAGCGCCATTTCTTGTCGGGCTCCAGGGGCTTGTACACCTTGAAGAAGCGGTCGGCGCCGGTGTCGCTCTTCTTGCGGTCGGGCTCCTCGACGAAGCACTCACGCAGGAAGATGGGGTAGCGGTCGCTGCTGTGGAACTCCTTGATGCGACGGTCCTTCACCTTACCCAGCCACTCCAGGG